AACTCAGCGTTCTTCAAGTTAGAGATTGACGACCTGGTGTTACGGGCTACTGAAGGTGGCCCTGAGATCAAGGCTGAATTTGATAGCGCCCTAGTAAATGTTGAACATGCAGTGATGACTGCAATGGAGACGGCTAATGGCCGGGCTTCTATGCACGAAGCATTCAAACATCTATTGGTTGGTGGCAATGTTCTGTTGTACGTAGCAGAGGAAGGATTCCGTGTTATCCACTTAAACCGTTATGCGCTGTGTCGTGATCCAATGGGTCATGTCATAGAAATTGTGGTGGAAGAAGAGGTCTACCCTGAAGTATTACCTGCAGATTTTTTAGAGGCAGCAAACGCTGATGACGATGACAGCGAGGGATACAGCAGCCAGAAGACACTGAAGCTATACACCCATATCGAATATGAAAACGACAAAGTGCATTGGTACCAAGAAGCAAAAGGCAAGGAAATCCCAGGCACCCATGGCATGTGTGATACCGATGTATCACCGTGGATACCACTGCGGTTTAACCGGGTAGATGGCGAGGAGTATGGCCGTGGTTATGTCGAGGAATACTACGGTGACCTGCTAGCCCTTGAAGCTTTATACCAAGCAGTGCTGGAAGGCAGTGCAGCAGCAGCCAAGATTTTGTTCCTTGTTAATCCCAATGGCACCACTCGACCACGCACCTTGGCTAATGCTGCTAACGGATCAATCATTCAAGGTAATGCAGCTGATGTAACTGTTATCCAAAGCCAAAAGTCACAAGACCTAAGCATTGCTAACAGTGTGATTGATCGCATTGAAGGTCGGTTGCAGTTTGCTTTCTTGTTGAACACTGCTATCCAACGGCCAGGTGAACGGGTAACAGCACAAGAGATCCGATACATGAGTCAAGAACTAGAGGCTGGTATTGGTGGCTTGTATTCAATCCTTACTCAAGAGCTACAGCTACCACTGGTGCGTCGCTTGATGCACGTCATGCGTAAGCAACGCAAGCTACCAGCTTTCCCTAAAGGTGATGGTGGTAAAGCCTTAGTTAATCCTAAACCAGTTACTGGCCTTGAAGCTATTGGTCGTGGTGATGATCGCAACAAGCTGGTTGATTTTATTACTACTGTCGGCCAGGTATTAGGGCCAGACGTATTGCAGAAATACATTAATGTAGACGAGGCATTACGCCGGTTAGCCAACAGTGAATCTATCGACACTACCAACTTGGTTAAGACGAAAGAACAACTGGATGGTGAAGCGGCTGCTGCTAATGAACAGATGGTGCAACAGCAACAACAGGCAATGGTGGCGCAAGGCATGAAGTCTCCTGCCCTTGCCAACCTAGTAAACAACTACACCCAGGAAGGATCACCTTATGGCCCGCAACCAAACGACGAAGGAATACCCAATCAATTCCCCGACCCCGCCGGACAGCAACAACTGCCTGCTGGGGAAGGAGCTATTGCCCCCGGTTCCCCCGTCTGAAGAGATCATCATTACTGAACCTATTCAGTTTGGATCTACTATTGCTTCAGGTGCTCAGCCTGTAGTAACAGTCAACGGCCCTCAAGAAATCACTATTAACTAACCACCATGCCCGACCCAGTTACCATCAGAACCGAAGGATCACCTGCTCTTTCGGCTGATAACATTGCTTTCCTCGAAGCTAACCCAGGCGAAGAAGCTACTGAAGAAGAGTCACTACTGGCTGGTAAGTACAAGTCAGTAGAAGAATTAGAGAAAGGCTACAAGGAATTACAGAACAAGTTAAGCCAAGGCAAGCCAGAACCTGAAGCAGCCGAAGAGGTTGAAGAAGGTGAGGCGCAGTCAGAGCCAGAGTCACGGTCAGCTAAAGAGATTTATGGCGATCTAGTTGGCAGCCGCCTTGAAGAAGCAGAGATTGACTTCTCTGATATGAACAACAGGTGGCAGCAGTCGGGTGAACTTACCACCGACGACTACAGCCAACTGGATGAGGCTGGCTTCAATAAAGAAATGGTTGATGCCTACCTAGCTGGCTTGAACTATCAAGCTGCTAAGGATTCTGCATTGACTATGCAACAGATTAATGCAGTAAAAGCCAGTGTTGGTGGCGAAGCTGAGTACGCAGCCATGGCTGAGTGGGCTTCTAAAAACCTAAGCGCAGAAGATCTTGCTGCTTACAATTCCATTGTTAATACCCAGCCATTGCCAGCTGTTAAGTTGGCTACTGCTGGTATTTACAGTAGGTACACTGGTGCCAATGGCCGTGAACCTAAGCTGATAGGTGGTCGTACACCACGTTCTGAAGGCGATGTATTTGAATCCACAGCACAAGTTGTGGAAGCGATGAGCGATCCTAAGTACCACAAAGATCCAGCTTATAGAAAGAAAGTAGAAGCCAAGCTCAGTAGATCTAAGGTCTTTTAATTATTTGGCCCTGGGTTACCGGGGCCTTTTTTATGATCTATGCTTTTAGCACCTAGACCCACTCATTGATCGACGGCCCGTTGCGACGGACACCCCCAGTGAAAGGAGTTAAGGTCGGGGAAACCTAACCCAACTTCTCTAGGAGAAAACTAATGGCTGCTCCCAATTTTGATGCAACACGCTTAGGTCTAATCAACAACGCTGGCGGCGGCTCGTTCGCTGGCGACAACGCTATGTTCCTTAAGGTATGGGCTGGTGAAGTCCTTACCGCTTTCCGTAAAGCCACAGTGTTTGAAGCCCTTCACAAGGTTCGCACTATTAGCTCTGGTAAGACTGCTCAGTTTCCCATCATCGGTGTGAACTCAGCTTCCTACCACACACCTGGCAACCAAATCATCGGCACCCAACAAAAGGTTGCTGAAGCTACCGTCAACATTGACGACAAGCTAATCAGTTCAGTATTCCTGGCTGATATTGATGAAGCCAAGAACCACTATGACGTGCGCTCCCAGTTCTCAGCAGAGATGGGCAACGCTTTGGCATACACGTTTGACAAGAACGTAGCTGCCGTTATTGCTAAAGCTGCACGTACCGCCACTCACTTCAACACCGACCTCCCTGGTGGTACTCGCATCAAGATTGTTGCTTCTTCTAAAGCTGCAATCACTGGTGCTCAACTGGCTACTGCATTATTTGCAGCTGCTCAGAAAATGGACGAGAACAACCTTCCTGAAGGTGAGCGCTATTGTTGCTTAGCTCCTGCTGAGTATTACAAGCTCGTTCAAACAACAGATGTAATCAACCGCGACTGGGGCGGCCAAGGTGCTTATGCCGACGGCACTGTGCTGAAGGTAGCTGGCATTGACATTATCAAGTCCAACCACCTGCCTACCACTAACCGCTCTGCGGTAACTGGGGAGAACAACGCTTACGATGCTGACTACACCAAGTCAGTAGCGTTGGTATGGAACCCTGGTGCAGCTGGTACGGTTAAGTTGATGGATCTGAAAATGGAAACCACTGGTAGTGATGTTCATGCTTTATGGCAAGGTACCTTTATGGTTGCTTCCATGGCATGTGGCACCGGGATTTTGCGTCCTGATTGCGCTATTGAAATTCACACCGATGTAAGCTGACCCCAACAGGGATTACTTACGGCACAATGGGGGCACCATAGCCCCCATTTCTTTTGGAGTAACACCATGACAATGGCTCGCACTAGCTTCTTAGAAGCAGTCAACCGGGTATTACAAATGATGGGGGAGGCCCCAATTAATAGCCTCAATGGACAATATGGCTTGGCCTTGCAAGCTCAAGATTCATTGAACGACGTAAGTCGTAAGCTGCAATCAGAAGGCTGGTCGTTTAATACTGATCGCGAAAAGCTATTGCAACGCAACGCATCAACTAATGAAATTGCTGTTGGCCCTAACATCAGCCGGGTAGTAATAGATCCTTACCGTTACCCAGCACTTGATATTGTCCAGCGTGGTGGCAAGCTATACGACAGGTTCAATAACACCTATGTATTTGACGAAGACTTATATGTAGATATGACTATCATCCTTGAGTGGGAAGAATTGCCTGAACATGCCCGGCAGTACATCACTATCAAGGCTGGCCGTCAGCTACAGGAAGCTATCCTCGGTAGCGTAGATCTGACTAAGATAAACCTGACAGCAGAGATGGAGGCTAAGGCCCTGTTCCTGGACGAGGAGACTGTCGTTAACGACCACAGCATGTTACGTGGCAATCCCAACCATAGTGGTGTCACAATGGCGTACATGCCTAGCAGAGCCCTCCGCCGTCAATAGTCATGCCACTGATCAGCAGCTCTATTCCTAACCTGATCAATGGCGTTAGCCAGCAACCGGCTGCATTGCGCCTAGCGTCACAAGCTGAAACTGTAGTCAATTGTTTACCCAGCCCAGTTGAAGGGTTAAAGAAACGACCACCGTGTTATCACGTTGCCAAGCTATTTGCTGGTAGTGCAGGGGCTGGTCGTCCTTTCACCCATATTGTTGATCGTGATGGCGTAACTAAGTACCTGATAATAATTCAAGATTCTGCAATTAAAGTATTTGGTTTAGATGGTTCTGTTAAAACTGTTACCAACGCAGCTAGTTATTATCTTGATGTAACAGGTGAACCTAGCAAAACATTTCGCGTTGCTTCTATTGCTGACTACACCTTCATTGTAAATCGTGAAGT